AAGTCTTTACCAAACATTTGCTGTAGAACCGTAACCTGCGACATGATAGGGAAACGATCAGTAGCGTTCTTAAGGTCGATAGACCAATAAGAATGCCCTGGTTGTCGAGTTATTACGCTCGGACCCTTGTTCTGACCGAAAGTCAGATCATTGGGGATCCGGCGGAGTAGCTTCATTACATAATCATGTAGAGGCTTTAGTGCCTCTTGTGACCAGTAATCAAGTTGCGCAATAATTCGTGTTTTCCCTTCGGGTGCAGGAATGGCAACAAGCTTACCGGCGACCTGATTTCCATCAGGTACGTCGGTAGCTGCCGCTATTAGTAGCGCATGAGAGATATCCTGGATAAAACCAGCATTATCTCCGTTAACGATACTAATATATTCCTGTACACGAGCGAAAAGATCCGCTCCTCCAATAATATGGATATCCCGAAGATCATGCCATGATAGGGCAGCTACATCAGCAGCTGTCTTTTTCATAGCGTGACCATTGGGACCCATCTTAGTGGTGAAATGGAACTTTCCGGACCATGTCGGGCGATAACCTGGACGGTGACCCACGCTCTTAAGAAACTTCTTGATAAGACGTTTACTAAAAGCGTTACTTGCAATCTCATTAGAGGCCGCACTATCGCTAGTAATAACGGTAATGTCTGGCTTTTCTGTCCCTTCTACACATCGTAGAATTGATAGAAGAGTTAGAAGGAATCGAAATTGATTTACATCAGTTCGGCTCTTCGGCTTCATAAATGAAATGCAAGATGGGAAACCATCCTTGTTTCGTCGGACCGAGTAAGTACCATGTGGAACTACCTCACCGGCAATCCACTTCGTAACTATGTTACGTAGTGCCTTGACATGTGCGATAGTCCACTTGATACCCCGATGATTAATCCATCCGAAGAGAATGGAGAACCATCGTTTTACTTGATCCCAAGAGCTTTTATTGCGATACCATACAGTACACCACCAAACTGTGACCATGACTGACTTTATCAGTACAGTCATGGAGTGGCCCGGTACTCCGATTACAGATCGGAGCTCTTTGTGCCGAGCTACCACTTTTTGGAGTGTGTTGTACATGGTTATTGTGATTTTAGCCTCTTTACGGTAAGCTATCCGCTTCGTACTGATAGTACAGGTTGGCTACCGATCCGTTGTAAAACGATCAGTCGTTAGTTACCATACTATTAGATACAGGTAGAAGGTTGAGCACTCGGGAGGTAACCAGGCGTTAAAGCCTGGGGCCCGCATTGTAAGTGCTAGGGTGTCAGTTATCTATACTGATCGTCTCACGCATCGAAATGGTGATCCGGTCCGGGTTTAACAGGCCCGG